CTATGAGCCAGGTGATTATTATATGGGCAGAGCGAATGTACGAACTAAAAGATTATCTAAAAGCGATTAACGAAACCAAAACTCCACTACTAGATAGTGATGATACAACGTGGGTAAAAAAGTATCCTCCGTTTATAATCAATCGCTGTCTATCTATGTTCTATGATACCATAATGCACAGCAATGAAATGAACGGCTTGCATTTTCTACCAAAGCGTATGCAATTTCACTATTTAATAAATAGTATCCGAAAGAAGAAGCGATTTGGTGGGAAGTGGCTATCTCAAAAGAAAGTCAAAGACCTTGAAGTAATCAAAGAGTATTATGGATATAGTAATTCAAAAGCAAAAGAAGCTCTTAACCTACTTTCAGATGACCAAATTGAAAATATAAAATTAGGCCTGAAAAAAGGTGGGAGAAATAAAAAATGAGTGAAAATACTATTGAGTGGTCACCTGAGCAAATGCTTGAGGTCACTATAAAACAACCAGATGACTTCTTAAAAGTCAGAGAAACCCTTACAAGAATTGGTGTAGCAAGTAGAAAAGACAAGACATTATTTCAATCTTGTCATATATTACATAAACAAGGTAAATACTTTATTACACATTTTAAAGAACTATTTGCTTTAGATGGTAAAAAGTCCACATTGGTGGAAAATGATATTCAAAGAAGAAATACAATCGCATTATTATTACAAGACTGGAATTTAATTGATATTGTAGATAAATCTAAAGTAGAAAATAAAGCGCCGTTATCACAAATTAAAGTCTTGCCATTTAAAGAAAAAAAAGAATGGACTTTAAACGCTAAATATAATATAGGTAAAAAACCAACTGAAACGGATAAAGATGGCAACAATGCAGGTCAGCAAGTTTAAAGACTACATCACAGAAGCTAAAAAAGATTTTTTAAGGTTACTGATTATTACAGATGAACCTGAAGAGGCAAAGACTTTTCATACTGCTGATAGATTGCAGGAAGAATGTGATAAGTTAGGTTATCCACACTATCTATTCAAACTTACAGGTGGTTATACATCATTAGAAAATGGTGTCCGTAGATTTCATAACAAAGATGATAAAAAAGGTTTTGAAGTAGGCGCAATGACCGTTGCTGTTGTTCGTGGTAGTATTACACGTAAAGATAGTTGGTTAGATTTTGTTTCTATTCTTGAAAGAGCAAATGCAACTCTTGTAAATCCTAGAACTACAATTAATATGTGTGCTGACAAATATAGAACAGCATTAAGACTTGCAGATTATGGTCTAACACAACCTCAAACAAAACTAATTAATGACCCCGAAAAATCAAATGAGATAGTTGAAGAATCAGGTATTAAGTTTCCTTTAATTATGAAAACTTTGAGAGGGTCAAAAGGTGTTGGTGTTTTATTTGTAGATAGTCCAAAAGGTTTAGATTCAATTGTACAACTTATACACAAACAAGATGAAGACGCAGATTTATTAATACAAGAATATATTAAAACAGAATATGATGTCAGAGTACATATATTAGGTGGTAAATTTTTAGCTGCTATGAAACGACCTGTAATTGAAGGAGATTTTAGGTCAAATGTTTCGCAAGGTTCTAAACCACAAAATATTAAATTAACAGAATTAGAAATAGAACAATGTTTACTAGCTTCGAAAGCAGTAGGTGGTTATTGGACTGCTGTTGATTTTATACCTAGTAAGAATAGAGAAAAAGAACCACCTTATTTTCTTGAAGTAAACTCTTCACCTGGCACAGAGGGTATTGAAGACGCTACTAAAATGAATATTGCAAAAGAAGTAATTAAACATTTTGCAAATGCGGAGAATAGATATTCAGTACCAACAGAATGTGGCTTTAAAGAAATTTTAACCATAAAACCTTTTGGTGAATTAATTTCAAAATTTGATACGGGTAATTCTGGAATGCCAGTTATACACTCTGACAAATATAAAATTAATGGTAATAAGATAACTTGGTCTTTATTAGGTAAAACTTTAACAAGTGATATAATACGTAAAGAAGAAATTAAAGTTGGCGGTTTAAGAGACTATGATGAGACTAGATATGTGGTTAGCCTTGATGTAGAATTTGCTGGTGGTTTCTATAAAGACATAGAATTTACCATAGATGATAGAGAGGATAGAACTCCTATCTTGTTGGACCGTGCATTTATGAAGAGATTGAACGTAATGGTCAATCCACAAAGAAAATATGTGATAACAACCAAATACAGCATTGACTAATTAAAGTCTTTGTGTTAGGATAAGATTATGAAAAATGTAAAAATAATACGTTTACAAACCGGTGAAGATATAATAGGTGACGTTTCAGAGTCGCAAGGCTTGGTGAGTATCAAAAAGCCGTTCACTATCATACCAATGCAGGCACAACCAGGAAAACCAGTACAATTGGTTTTAACTCCTTGGATGCCTTATACAGATGATAGAGAACTTTCTATTGATGAAAGTAAAGTCATAACAATGGCAACACCAAAGTCTGATATACTAAAATCTTACGAACATAACGTAAGTGAAATAATTACTTCTAAACCTGGTTTAATAACGGAAACAACATTACCAAAACTTTAAAGTGGTAACGGTATATTTTATTAGGGCTAATAATGAGAAAGTCCGAGTAGAAGTATCAGAGGGTACTACCTTAATGCAGGCCGCTAAAGAGGCAAACATAAGGGAAATACCTGCTGATTGTGGTGGCAGTTGTGCTTGTGCTACGTGTCATATATATTTAAGTAATGCTTGGACACATATTCTACCTATTAAACAAAATAGTTTAGAACAATCATTATTAGAATATGAACGTGGTTATAAAGAAGGTGTGAGTAGATTAAGTTGTCAGATACAATTGACAAAAGATTTAAATAATTTGACGGTGAGATTAAGAGATAATGAACTTTTATAAAAATGTAATTGAACACAAAGGTAAACTTCTTATTCGTGGTGTACTAAACGGAAAAGATTATAAAGATAAAATAGATTTTGGTCCTACTCTCTACGCTTTATCACAACAAAAAACTAAAATAAAAAATCTACAAGGTCAGTTTTTAAAACCTATTACCTTTAATGATATTAGGTCTGCTAGACAATTTAAAAAAGACTATGGCGCTCAATCGCCATTGTTTGGTTTAGAAAGATATCATTATCAATATATTGGTAAAAATTATCCAGAGGCCATACAATGGTCAAAAGAACATATCAAAATATTTACATTAGATATAGAAACAGCCTGTGAAAATGGTTTTCCTGATGTAGAAAATCCTATTGAAGAGTTGTTATGTATCACGGTAAAAAATCAATCTAATAAACAAATTATAACCTGGGGTGTTGGCGACTATCATACAGATAGACCAGATGTTACCTATGTAAAATGTAAAAACGAAAAACAATTAATGTTTGAGTTTATGAAATTCTGGTTAAAAAACTATCCAGATATTATTACAGGTTGGAATACAAAATTCTTTGACTTGCCTTATTTAATGAATAGAATTAAATTAATTGCAGGTGATAAAGTTGCAAATAGAATGTCGCCTTGGAACTTAATCAATCGTGATGAGATTGTTGTAAGAGGCAGACCACAAACCGTTTATCAATTATTTGGTATTGTAATGTTAGATTACCTTGACTTGTATAAGTGGTTTATACCAACAAGACAAGAAAGTTATAGATTAGATTTTATTGGCGAACTAGAACTAGGCCAAAAGAAACACGAAAACCCTTTTGAAACATTTAAAGATTTTTATACTAAAGACTTTCAAAAGTTTGTAGATTACAATATTCAAGATGTTGAAATAGTTGACGCATTAGAAGATAAGTTAGGTCTTATTGATTTATCATTGACCGTTGCATATGAATCTAAAGTTAATTATGATGACATATTTTCGCAAGTTAGAGTTTGGGATACCTTGATTGCAAACCACTTGATGAAAAAGAACATAGCTGTGCCACCAAGAGAAGAACACTCTAAAGAAACAAAATACGAAGGCGCATATGTAAAAGAACCTCAACTAGGCGGCCATAATTGGATTGTGTCGTTTGA